AGTCAGCCACCTCCTGCCTCATGGTGCCCTTTGCAATCCATGACCGATACACATTTTCCCTGACTGCCAGCTCCCTCTTGAGCTCGGCAATCTGAGTCTCCAGGGTGACGGTGACCTCTTTCATGGTGTGGTCCCCCCGTCAATGGCGTCCAGCTTGGCTGATCCTGTGACATTTTTCATGGGCTCCTCAGGGAGGTCCCTGGCCTCCTCCACAGTGAGCAGGCCCCTGAGCGCATCGGGGCAGGCATCACGGAAAGCAAATGTCCTGGCCCTCATGAGGAGCATCCTGCCTGGGTGGGTGATCCAGGGGGTTTCCCCTCCTGCAGCCCCCCGCTTGCCCCACAGGTGGGCTGCCCTGGCGTCAGCCACAGTGAATGACCGCACCACCGGGCTGGCCCTGCCCTTGCGTTTGACGGTCACCTTGAAACCCCAGGAATCTTTGCCCTGCTCGCCAATCTCCTCATCCTTGTAGTCCTCAATGAGGGGAGCGCAGAGCCCTGGGACCGCATCACCCCAAACGGTGGGCCTGTTATTGATGCAGGATATATTCTGGCAGGCAGCCATTGGGCTCAGGCCCAACTCCAGGCCAAACTCCACCACAATGAAAATCTTTTCCTGGGTGTCCAGGCCCTTGGGTGCCATGCCTGATTTCATGAGGGCCTGTGAAAACAGAAAGACCTCCTCCACGGTCTTGAGCTGGACCCCCTTGCCTGTCATCTCAATGAGCTGAGACTTGGGCACCGGGGGCTTGGCCCCTGCCAGCGGGGCTGCGGCGGGGGCCAGGGTGAGAGGAGCAGCAGCCTGCTTTTCGATTGGGACAGCTGGCCCGGTCTGCAGGGGCAGCTCATCAGTGGGGGGCTTGGGTTTTGCTTCGTCCATGAGTTTAGAGCCCTGTGGCAGTTTCAGATTTCTGTGCCTCAGGATTGACTGCAGCGGCAGACTCGGCGGGGGGAGGATCACACTCCACCACCCACCTCTTGACCGTCTTGGCTGCCACAGCTGGCAGCTCAATCTCTTTCTCCACCAGCCTGCAGGTGTCAGGCAGTCCAGCATCTTGGGCTGCCACCCAATAGGTCACCCCGTCCACGACAGCAGTGTATCTGATGCCCTTCTCCTCAATCTCTTTTGTCCACTTGGGGGCCAGCTGCAGGAGCACCTGCAGGTCCTCCCTGTTGTGGACGGTGAACCAAAAGCTGCCCCCGTAGGGGTTGAGGTCCACGGTATCTGAGAGCTCCCCCAGGAGGGGGTCAAGCCTGGGCAGGGCCTTGGGATAGGAGTCCAGCTGGTCCTGGACAAACTTTCGGGCTGTGGAGATTTGATCCAGCAGCTTTGCATACTTGGTTGGGTTTCTCATGTGGCGGGTTTGGTTTCTGAACCGTTGGGTTTCAATCTGCAATGCAAAAATCACGGTCCCCGCAGCAGTTGAATGGGGACGGGATGGTGGGTGCTGCTGGAGCCTTGGTCAGCTCAGCTCTCATCTTCTTGGTGCAGGCGGGGCAGCAGCCATGTGTGACCCTGTAGCCTCTGGCCTTGCACCAGGCATCAGCCTCAGCCTTGCCAGGACACCAGGCACAGACCACCATCACATTGGGGTCCTTGAGGTGTGGGCAGATGATGGCTGCGGGGGGCAGGTCCAGGGAGTGGTCAACTGGTGGGCGGGTTTCCATTGTCGGCGGGGGGCGGGGCAGGAGGCTTTGACCTCCTGAGCTCCCAACCCCGTTTGGCAGCTTCACTGCGGTGGAGGGTCTTGAGTTTTTCACTCTTGGCCCCAAGACGCCGCAGCAGCTTGGTGATGAGTTTGGTATGCAGTTTCATTTCAAAAGCGGGTGGATCATGGCTCAGCTCTACGCTGATTTAAGGCTCTGGCCACCATGACTCCAACCGGGAGCGAATTAGTTTGGGCCTGGCAGTGCCATCTCCTCCTGGGGCAGGATGTCCCTGACCGGGGTGATGCCCCGCTTGGTGAGGTCCTACAGCTCCTCCTCTGTCTCTGTGCCCTTGACCACATATTCAGTTGACGTTGCGATATACACGGCAGAGGGCTTGAACACCCTGAAAATGGCTGCCTGGTGGATCACCTTTTCCCCGTTTGTGGAGCAGCCCTCTGGCAGGATGTGGGAGACTGCCAGCCTGTGGGCCAGCAGCACCCAGGTCTCACCCAACTTGAAACCCCTGGGGATGGCAGACACTCTCCTGCTGATCCCCTGGGCCTGGGCCTCTTTCATGAAGTCCTCAGCGGTGGGGTAAAACTTTTCCTCCACCCAAATGAGGCCAGCCTTGCCCATTGTCCCTGCTGATTCAGACAGTGGGCATGCGCTGCCCAAAGAATTGGGCTTGGTGCATGGGCTGCCCTTGGTCCTGAGCAGCGCATCAGCGTCAATCCAGGTCCATCCCCTGGCAGGTTTGATCCCTGCTCCGCAGCATGGGCAAACGGTCAGGATAAACGGCAGCTTGCAGCAGGGCATGCCACCAGCTGGTGAGACCAGGTAAAGGCCACCTGGTTTGCGATAGCCACAGCCTCTCTTGGCTGTCACTCTTGTTTCAATGTTCATTTTGGTTGGAGTTTACTTTTGCTTCTCTGTGGGCTGGTCCTCAACGGTGACAGACCAGCTTGCGGAAAATCCGATGACCTTGACCCTGTAGGTGCCTGGGTTTCTGAAATAGACCACCCGCAGCCCCTCCTCCCTTACGTCTATGACCTCAGCGTTGGAGAGCCCTGCCGTTGGGATCACAAAGATTTGGATGCCGAAATCATCCCCTGCCTTGCTGCTGGTGCAGACCACCCTCCAGTGGGGGCCAACGGTGAATTCCTTGGATTCCTTGGCCTCATCAGTGCCAGAGATGCGGAGCACAGTCTGAAAGGCCCCAACCTCAGCGGAGCAGGCTGAGGACACAAGGAGGAGAGTGAGGCCCAGGGACCGGGCAAGGATGGAGAGTGCTTTCACAGATACACCTCTGAGCCTGTGAGGGCCCTAGGGGGCTCCACGGTCTTGGACAGCTCTTTGCTGCTGATCCTCTTGGCCTTGACGAGCCCCCTCATTGCTTGGGCCCTGCCGCATTTGCTGAGGAGGGCCAGCCCACCCAACCTCCTCATGATGGCCTGCTCATCAATGGTCAGCTCAATGACCCCCTCCACATCCCTTGTCACCCTGGTCCTCTCTTTGCAGTCAGCGGTGGTGCCTGAAATATAGGTCTGCCTGATGGTCTTGCCAGTGAGCTCCTGCTTGGAGTCTTGGAGCCTGAGTGTGGTTGAGAATTTCATTTTGGTTGGAGTTTCCTAACTGCCGACAGTGGAAACCCTGCCGATGGGTTTTGCAAGCCTGAAGTGGAAAAATCTGCTTGAATTCCCTGCAGATAGGTTTACAGCGGTTTTACGCATGAGAAAGTCTGTCATATCCGCAGTCATGAGGGAGTTGGGCAAGCGCACCTCTCCTGCGAAGGCTGCCGCTGCCAGGAGGAACGGTGCCAAGGGGGGCAGGCCCAGGCTCCATCCAGCTTGGTCCAGGGACGCCAAAGGCAGGTTTGCCTGACATCGCCTAAGCCTGCCGATAGGACTTGACCAAGACGGGGATTTGGTGTCTCTGTCGGCAAGGCCGAAAAGGTGCCCCAAAGTTGCGGGTTTATCCTCTGCCCCCTGGAAACCCCAGGGGGCAGTTTTTTTGCGTCTTGTGAATTGGCTGCGGTGCCACTAGGGCAACGGCATGGCTGATGACTTTGACAGCCCTGAGCTGGATGTCCTGATCAAAACTGAGGCCGACACTGCGGGGGCTCAGCAGGCAGCAAGGGCACTGGATGATGTGGCAGGCAGCGGGGGTGGGGCAGCCCACACCCTGAGGGAATTGACGGGGACCAGCAGGCACACCGGGGAGGTCATCAGGGGCCTGGAGGGTGCCATGCGGGGCGGGGCCAGCAGCATTGGGGCGATGGTCAGGGGGCTGCGGGGCCTGATCATTGTTTCAGGGACGGCGATGGGGGCAACCGGGCTCGGGGGCATCATTGCGCTGCTGGCAGGGGCGGGGCTTGGTGCCGTCATGGCTTTCACCAGGGCCATGCACCAAACGGGTGAGGCCATCAAAGGCTCCAGTGAAAAGGCAGAGGATTTCAAAAAGACAATGGAGGATGTGGCCAAATCGGTTGAGTCCGATTTTGCAGGCATGCTGACCGCAGCCAAGGAGCTCCAGGCCACCTACGCTGACCTGGACAAGATGCAGAAAGAGTCTGAGGCCAGGACCAAGACTCTCGAGACAGCCAAGAGGGCTGTGGCTGCGTCCCGTCTTGACGTAAAGGAGCAGATTGACCTGGGGGCAGCCACCACACCTGAGCAGCAGGAGAGGGTCAGGAGCTTTTACGCTGCACGCAGGGAATTGGACAAATTGAACCAGGAGGCAGAGGATGCCCACAATGCCACCCTTTCTGCCCAGGCTGAGCAGAATCGCAGGGAGACGGAATCTGGCAGGCTGTCCCAAGTGGAGCTGGCAAACAGGGCTGAGGTGGACAAGCGCAAGGCTGAGGCTGACCTGGCAACGGACAAGGCCAAGGACCTGACCAGGCAGGCCCAGGAGCAGGCAGGGCTGGCAGGCAGGGCAGAGGCGGCAACGGCAGGGGCAGTCCTGGGCTTTGGCGGCACTGCCACCAAGGGTGAAAGGGAGCAGATGGAAAAGAGGGCCCAGGACCTCTCAGCGGCAGCGCACGCTGCCACCCTGGATGCGATGAAAAAGCAGGAGGCTGCCAAGGCTGCCGAGACCGAGCATGCCAAGACCATGAAAGAGGTCTCTGAGGGCAAGCAGGCCCTTGACAAGGCCAACACTGATTTGGCCCAGGCCAAGGAGCTGGAGGACCTGAAAAAGGAGGAGGTTAAAAACAAGGCCCTGGCCCTTGCCGAGAAAGACCACAATGAGGCAGTGAAGGCTGCCACAGAGGAGACCAACAAGATGGCCAAGGCTGCTGACGCAGCGGCAAAGGCCCTGGAGAGGATTGCCGACAAGGAGGCCAAGGAGGAGGCCAAGGCTGAGAAGGGTGAGAAGCCCACCAAGGCTGAGGAAAAGGCTGAGGCTGCGGCAACCGAGCACCTGACCCCTGAGGGCCTTGCTGCCCTGCAGAAAACCACTGACCATGTGAAGGGGGCCACCAAGGCTGCCAAGGACACTGCTGAGGCTGCCAAGGGTTTGGCTGATGCAATGGACAAGCAGGCCACAGCCCTGAGTGATGCCCACAGCAGGGTGGCCCACGGCACCAAGAGGGCAGCCCAGGCTGCCGAAAAGGCTGGCAACCAGCTGGAGGTGGCCATGACCAGCTTTCACGGCAACTGACAACCCATGAGCTCGGTTGTCTGGAGCATGACGGTGGGGGGCGGGGGTGCTGGCCCGGTCATCAGCGGCACCCTGGCAGCCTACGGCATTGAGCACCCCAGGCTCAAATTCAGGAGCATGGCTGATGATGAATTTACGTTTGAGATTAAGCAAAATGCGCTGCTGGCCCCATACCTGGCCTGGGGCGAGACAGTAAACCTCTTTCAGACTGCGGGGGGTGTGAGGAAACCCTGGTTTCAGGGCATTGTCACCAAGACGGTCATCATCGGATCAGCCAAGACTGAGACGGTGAAATACACAGTCAGCGGTCCCTGGTATCAGCTCAGGGAGACCGTTTGGCAGGTCCCCACCGAGTGCTATGACCCCACCAGCTGCGCACCGGACCTGCTCAAGATTTCCAAGATTACCCTTTTCCAGGACCCCACCCTGGGGACACCCATCACCACAGGCCAGCAGATTGAAAATGTGATCCTGTATGCCCTGACTGTCGGCATCCCCATCTCATTCGGGGCCCTCCCTGCCTTTATCAATGTTCCCTTTGAGGAGTGCAGGGAGCTGACGCTGGCAGACACAATCAGGAGGTGCATGCAGTGGAGCCCCGATGGTGTGGGCTGGTTCGATTACAGCTCAGGGGTGCCCACGTTCAATGCCAACGGCAGGCTTTACCTCAACCCCATGTTTCTGGACCTGTCCCAGGACAATTTTGTGACTGAGTTTGACCTGACCCCCAGGAATGACCTGGTGCCATCGGGGGTCAGGTTCAATTATATCGGCAGCGCACTCTGCCAGGTGATGGTGCCCAATGGCTGCGTGGACCCCACCACCGGGGTCCTCAACAATTCTGGCATCCCTGTGCTTTCCCAGGGCAAGGTGCAGGTGATGACCGTCCAGCAGGATGTGGCCGGGGCCCCTGACATTTGGGGGGCCATCATTGGGTCCATTGACCTGCAGCAGCTCACAGGCACCACCACAGAGACCCCACCCGTTGGGATGGCAGGAGCCTATTTTCTTTCCCTGATCACCCCCCTTTGGGAAGGCAGCATTACCACCAAGGAGGTGGAGTGCTCAGGCATCCTGAGGCCAGGCAAGACACTGAATCTCCTGAATGGCCAGGCTGCCTGGAGCACCATGCTGACCCCCATCCAGGAGGTGACTGAGGACCTTTTCACTGGAGAAACCACAGCCAACCTGGGCACCCCCAACCACCTCACCCCGCAGACCTTTGCCTGGTTGCTCAACATGACGGCCAGGAGGGGCCTGGTGGTCTCTGGCCTGGCAGCGGTGGCCACACCCAACCTGGTGGGCGGGGTCAACTGCCAAAAGGCCGTCAACCCTGAGACCCAAAAGCAGGTCAACAAAACGGGGTCATCGGGGACGAGCAAGACGGGGACCAGCCCGCTTGCCGCTGCCCTGGGCCTGCCTCCTGGTGGCTTCTCAACATTCCCCGTTGGCGTTTGCTCTGGAGGCCAGATGCTCACCCTCAACCTCTATGGGCCCACAGCCCAGGGAGGGCTGCCGATTGGATGAGCCATGGGATATGAGACACCAGTTGTGGACCCCAACACCGGGGAATGTTGTGACTGCGCCTCTCAGTCCAACTGCCAGTGTGGCCCACCCCCCTGCGTAACAACCTGCCAGAGCAGGCCAGCCACCAATGGCCTTGCCCAATTCTGCGGGTTTGCCGAGTACGTAAACCCATCCAACCCCCCGGTCTATTACCGGACCAAGACCCTTTACGGGAGCATCTTCATTGGAAATTTTGGCCCTGGGTGCTATGTTCCAGGGGCCTGCGGCTACTGCTCCGTTGCCTGGTCAGGGGCCAACAAGTATGACAAGAATACCTGTGCCTATACACAGGGGGGCACCATCACCGGGGGCGGGGGCTGCCAAAATCCATTCAGCTCCCCCACCAATGATGTCCTGATTTCATTCCTGGGCTGTTATGGATGCGGCACCAGCGGCGTGGACTCTTACACCAGGACCACCCACAGCATTGCCCCCAATTTCAACTGCACGCCCAATGCCAGCGGCTTTGGTGCCTGCCAGGTCATCCAATACAACCAGGCCATTGAGGCAGTCCTGGGGGATGAGGACACGTATGATGATGCGATTGAGAGGGCTGTGGTCAACGTGCCCTGGGCTGGAAAAAACTGCGACCAAAACTTTTCTGTCACCACCATTCCCCGCCCAGGCCAAGACGTTTTCTATTTCAAGCAGGCCCAATTCATGGTGAGTTTTGCGGGGGGCATCGCAGGCCACACCTATCAATTCATTGTGACCCTGCAGGAGAGGGCTGTGGGAACGGACACCCCCCTGGTGCCTTATGCCATAGTGACCATTGAGGCCCAGGCCCTCCCTGGACAGACCGCAATCAATACAGGCTGGCAGCCCATCCCCAACGTGCCTGGGCTGGAGATTTATGCCAGGCTGTGCAGGGTGGTTGACATCACCCCCTGATGGAGCAGACCGCAAAAATCCTCAGCGTCAAAATGGTCCTGGTCGGTCCTGACCGGGCCAAGGCCAAGGAACCCTGCCAGGGCACCCCTGTGCTCATGGGGCCCCCTGTGGAGCATGCCTCCATTGTCACCAAGGCCATGAGGCTCAGGGCTGAGCTCTCCATCTGGAAAGGGGCGGGGTTTCCGATGGCTGCCAGGAGTGTGCGCAAGGCCAGGCTGGCAGTGTGCAAAACCTGCACTTACTGGAGCCCCAGGGGCAACTTTGGCCTGGGGGAATGTGGGTATCCTGGGTGTGGCTGCACCAGGGCCAAGGCAGCCTTGGGCACCAGCAAGTGCCCTGCAGGTAAGTGGCCAGCCTGAGGCCCAGGACCTCACCAGGGCAGCAGGAGCAGCCCTGCTGCTGATCCTGGCAGGATGTCAGGGTTTCCTGTAAAGCCTGGCCTGCCCAAAGGGGCTGACGAGGGTGTTCCCAATCTCACAGTGGCCATCCAGCCACTCCACTGCCTTTTTGTTGGTGGGCCAGTGAATGTCATCCAGCCAAATGAAGCCCCCATGCCTGACCTTGGGGAAGTAACCCAGGACATCCCTCATGGAGGCCAGCTCACTGTGGGTGCCGTCAATGTGCAGGATGTCAATGGAGCCTGCCTGAAACAGGTGCACCACCGTTTGGGAGCTGGCCCTGATGGGCACAGCCACCTCCACCAGGTCCAGGGCCACAAGCTGCGCCATGAATCTCTGCATGACCCTCTCCAGGTTGACCTCACTCCACCATTTCACATGCTCGGGGGGCAGCTGCCCCTCAGTGGCGGCAGCCTTGGTCCAGGGGTCCAGGCCGATGATGATGCCATGCCCATTGTCCCTCAACTGGAGGGCCTGGGGCAGCATGGAGCTCCCCCCGAAAATCCCCACCTCCACAACCAGGTCAGGCTCCACCCTCTCAATGAGCTCGGCCATTGCCGTTGCCTTTTCCCACCAGCACCAGCCCTCAGCGTGCCTGGGGTTGGTCTTGTCGCAAAGGGCTGTGATGGCAGCCTTGGTCTGCGGGGTCATAGGACCCTCAGGCCCTCAGTCTTTGGGCTGGAGGCCCTGGCCTGGGCCTCAGTCTTGAGTTTCTTGGCATAGGCTGGCCCAAATTTGATCATCCCCCAAATGCAGGCAATCAGCGCAGCAACGAAAAAGAGCAGCACCACTGCCAGCAGGAGGCAGAGGAAAATGCCGAGCAGAAACATGGCCAGGTCCATCGGGGTGTTTATCATGAGGTGCATGGCTTAGGGGTTGTTTTCAATGTCTCCAGACAGCTCGGCCAGCTTGGCGCAAATGTGCGCAAACTCAGGGAAAAGCAGGCCGATGAGAAAAGCCCTCAGGTTTCCAGGCTTGTTGGTCAGTGCCAGGATGTCCTTGAGGAGCTGGATGCGGAGCTGTTTCATGGTGCCTTGTTGCGAAAGAATGACAGCAGCCTAGTCAACTTGCCTGGCCTCTTGGGGGCAATCTGAATTGGCAGCCCTGCCAGGGGATGCGGGGGCTCAACTTTCCTGGGTGGCGGGGGGGGTGCGGGGGCGGGGACTGCCCTGTGCACAATGGTCTCCTTGGGCGGGGGAGGCTCGTGGAAAAGGGGCTTGTTGGCCCCGCCAAAGCCCCGTCCAACCGTTGGCCTTTTCTTGGATTCCTGGTGCTTTTTCATCGGGGCTTGTCCTGGTCAGGGTTGCGAAGTTTGCCAGCCCTAAGCACAGGAGGGGGGCGCACATAGTCCTTGAGCAGGCCAACGTAATCCCTGGGCATCAGGCTCTCATGCCTGCGGTCCAGCATGCACATTGAATTGTCCATGTGCCTGCCTTGGATGTCGGAAACGTTGGGATATTGGGCAAAGAGGCGGGGCTGCAGGCAGTAAAAATGATTGGCCCGGTCATCGGCAAAGCCCCCAAAGAGCTCATCCACAGGACCGACACCAAAAATTTCAGGAGCCATCTTTCGGGCCATCTGCAGGGTGATCCCATAGGAGGAGGTGGTTTTCATCCTGCCGCACCTGATGATGTTGGGGTTGACCCTGGCAATGGGGTCCTCTGCGTAATGGCCCCCCAAATACAGCACATCCCATTTTTCGGGGATGCGGGGCTCAATGGCCTCCCACACCTCATGGAAATTCTCAGGCACAATCATTGCGTCATCCTCAAAGATGAGGGCCCGTTTGATTTGGTGAAAGCAGATGGCGTCCAGGAGGCTCCTGTGAGAGGCAGTGCATCCTGTGTTGCCATCCACCTTGCCGTCCCTGCCCACCACCTCAAAGCCCTCCAGCCTGAAAACCCTGTCCACGCCAATCTTTTTCATTTCACCATTGAAATGCTCCCAACGGTCCCTGCGCCGGGCCAGATTGACCACAAAAATGGCAGGCCAGTAGAGCTCAAATTTGCTAGGCATAAGCGGGGACTGACTGCCTTTCCAATTCGCTGAAATTCGCCTCCAGCTCCAGGAGGGCTGCCAGCTCTGTGTTCACCCACCAGTCCTCAAATGGCATGCCTGGGGTGGCGCAGACATCCTCCTTGAAACAGACATAGCCTGCCCCATAGAGCATCTTTCTCATGGCAGACCTGGGGCCTGGGCCGAACCTGTAAGAGTCATGCTCAATGGTGGCCATCCTCCAGGTCACCCCGTCCCGCAGCAGGCACTCCAGGGCAGCCTGGGTGGCCGAGTCCACATCCAGGGACAGGTAATCGAAATTATACGGGGGCAGCACCCTGCTCCAGTCCATTTTGGTGACATCCTGCTGGATCACCAAGGACTGCCGCTTGGCTCGGCAGAGCTGGCAGGCATGGCTGTCATTGTCGGCCAGCAGGCCCCTCCAGCCCACCAGCTCCAGGGCATAGGTGTTGTTCCAGGTGACCGGATCAGCGCAGCCAATGTCCAGGAAAGTGCCAGTCATCTGGGCGGCACCCACCACCAGGGTGTCAAACACCCATTGATCCTGGCCTGCTTGGCTGTATGAGGTGAATTTCATCTGAGCCTCCATCCCTCCCAAGTGTTGGGCAGAAATTCTGTGGGTGGGCAGCCAAAGGCCAGCTGATGGGTTTTCTCAAGGCCCCAACGAATGGCCTCCCATCGGGCCAGATGGGCAGCTTGAGGCAGGTTGTGAAACTGCACCTGGATGAATTTGAATCTCTTGGCCAGGCTCTTTCTCAGCATGTCCTCCAGCAGGTCATACTCCCCGCCCTCAATGTTAATGTTGGCCAGCTCCACCACCGGAAGGGCTGCGATGGCCCAATCCAGGGTGACCATGACGCAAGGCTCCCACTTGCCGTCATCTGCCCAGGGAGATGACATGCTTCCCTTGACCCTGAATTTCACTCCCTGCTGCATCACAGGGCCCAGGGCTGCGTGGACCATCAGCACCTTGGGGTCAGTGCCAAACCTTTTTCTGAGGGCCTGAAAAAACCCTGAAATGGGCTCAAAGCAGAGCACATGGCAGTGCCACTTGGTCCTGGCGTCTGCTGTGAAATTCCCTTTGAAAGCACCAGCCTCCAGCACCCAACTGTCAGGGGTGAGGTTGTGGTCAAGCAGGTCAGGCACCTCAAACGGTTTCATTGGGCAAATGCAGGTCTGAGCACATCGGCAGCATGGAGAGCCTGGGCCAGTTTCCCTCCACAAATTTGCAGTCATTCTCCTTGCCCCCGAAAGCCTCATTGATGACCGGGCTGAAAACCCTATGATTCAGGAGCCCCGCAACCCAGGAGAAACTTGAGTTGGCCCTGAGCAGCACCGGGGCATAAACCATGCGGTAAAAATCGGGGAGCATGGACAGCCTGGACGGCAGCTTGCCCCAGGGCGTGGGGTGCTCCTCACTCACAAAATTGAAAGCCTGGTCAAACCCTCCCCACTTGGCCCTATTTGCCAGGCCAAACTGGACCACAGCGTCATGGTAGGATTTCACACCCACCAGGGGGTAACCCAACGGGGCGAAATCCCCCCGCCTCAGGTGGGCCACAATGTGGTCAGAATCAAAACGCCGCATGGCCTCTGGATCAGCAAGCACCTCCTCAATGGGCCTCCTGAAACGCAGCCACTCCCTGGCCTGCAGCGCAGTGTAAATCATGGCCCGTTGGCTCTGTGCGTAGGTCCGCAGCATGACGTTGGTTTCATGGGGCAGCAGGGTGTTCTCGTCCCTGTGGTCCAGACCCCGGTGGGTCACCCTGTGGATGGTCAGGTCCCAAATCTCCTCCCCAATCCAGGGGTCACACTGGAGCTCCGCACCCACCCTTTCCGCATGGGCCCTGGCATGCAAATAGGACATGGTGGCGTTGCCCAACTTCGTCCCGATGAGGGACAGGACAATGACCTTGGGGCTGCTCATCGGGCCTCCACCACCTCTCCCTCCTGCTTGGGTGCCTCCAGCAGCTTGAATCCCCCACCCTTGAGCCTGTCGTAAAAGGTCTGCCTGCCGTCCCAGGCATAGGGCAGAAAGACCTGGAGGAAATCTGCCTGCTTCATGGCCACCATTGAAAGCTGCACCTCAATCCAGTCCTGGACCAGCCTCCAAGCAACCCTTGAGGCATGCTCCCTGAGGCTTTCTTTCTTGAGCCATTTGCCGTTTTTGTAAGTGCAAATGTCCCTGTCGGAATTGAGCCTGCCCCCTTCGCACCTCTGCCTCCACAGGGCCTCCAGGGCCCCGTCCACATTGGCTGGCAGCCTCACCATCACTGGCCTTTTTTTGGCCTCCAGCTGCAGGGAAAAGGTGATGGCAGACACACTGCCGTCCAGCCCATAGTCCATTGCTAGCTGAGACACACCTGCCTTCATGAGAAACTGCTGCACCCGAAAGATGGTGGTGCTGGTTGGGACCTCAGTGGTGTAATTCTTGAGGTTTACTGCTTGGCCTGATCCCAAACGGTGACCGGGGCTTTCCCAGGCTCATGGTGCCCCATCAGCACCCATCCACCTGAGGTGAATCGGGCCCTCTGCGTTGGGTCAGTCAGGTTGCCCTGCTCGTCGCACAGCACTGCCATGCGGGGCCTGAAACCGTCATGCCCAATTTCTCCCTTGGGCTGGTAGCAATAGCCAATGTGAGTTTTCATCGTGTGAGCCTGAGGATGAGGGTGACCATGAGAAAGGCCAGCACTGTGGTGCAGGCAAAAATGCCCAGGAGGTGGAGGAGGTAATGCGCCATGCTCAGTCCAGCTCTGCGATTTGCTTTCGATTGTACCATTCCAGAAAATTCCTGGGCGGGGTTGGGAAAGGCTGGTGCTCGAGCACCCTGGTCCTGAGTTTCCTGAGGTCACTATTGCCAAACATGACCGGGCTCCAGCCATTTCCCTGCAGGCAAAGGTTGAGCATGGCATGGCTCTTGTCGTTGGGGCTCTTGCCGTAGTCTGCCCTGGCCATCTGGCCCTCAGTGTGGTGGCCCTCCTCTGATTCCAGGGTGAGCATCTTGGGGGCAAAGCGGAATTTCCACCCCTTTTTCTGCATGTTGATGCCAGTGCAGTAGTCCTCTGTGCCCATGCCGTCGCACCTCTCATCCCAACCGTTGACCTCCAGCAGGGCCTCCACAGGCATGATGCAGCTGCAGCCATAGAGCCACTGGCCCTGGCAGCGGTGCTCGGTTGCCTTGGGGTCAATGTGGCTGAGGCGATTGTCCAGGCCAGCGTCCACCTGGGCCCCCTTCCCATTGTCCACCAGGTGGGGCTCCCAGGACATGATTTCCCCGTTCACCACCACCAGCTTTCTCACCTTGCGGTATGAGCCACAGGTTACCGTCTTTTCAAAACGCATCGCATTAAGGGCCTCTGCCAACCACCCAGGGTTGAGCACCGTGAGGTCATCCACAAAGCAAATATACTCGGTTTCGCACAGGCACACTGCGGTGTTGCGAGCATTGGCAGCGGCAAACCAGTCTTTCCTGCCCTGCCTGTAGGGACCCTGCCAGGGTGTGGGCTTGGGGGCTGCCCATTTGAATTGCTCCCCTGGGCACCTGAGGCTCTGCAGGATGTATGCCCTGCGGTCCTCATGCAGGCTGGTGGTGCACCCGTAGGGGTTGGCCCAATAGTCAATGGCCATCACGGTCAGGCCAAAGTAACTGCCCCCGCACTCGGCATGGAGGCTGTCACAGAACCAGTCAAACTTTGCGTCTTTCCTGGCAGTCATCCAGGCAATGGTGAGCTCATTCATGGTGTGTAAGGGATCAGCAGCGGTGAAAGGCTCAGGGTCCCAGGGCTGACTTGGAAAGGGGGGATGTCCCTGAGGAGGGTGACCCCTCCAGCCTCAATGCCAGCAAAGACCAGCTCAGAGCAAAACCAGGCCCCGCGGTCCTCCTCCATGAAAGTCCTGGTCACAAAGCCCAGGAGGTCAGGCCAGTCATAGGGCTTGCCGAGTTGGGAGAGCAGGAATTTCTCAGCGGCATCCTGGTCCAGGTCTGCCACCATGAAAAGGTCAATGCGGTCAGGCAGGGTGACCTTGGGCAGGTCCTCCAGCATGTGCACCCCCACACCCTCCACTGCCTCAATCACCTGGCCACTGCGCAGCACCACAGCTGCGTGACTGTATTTGCTGCGGGTCTCCCATTCGATCAGCTTGGAGATGGGGGAGACCTTGCTGGCAAACAGGGCAACTTTCATTTGGCTGTCAGGATTCATGGGCAGGTGGGGAAATGGATGGGACCGTAACAGGTCCAGAGGACAAAGGTGAAGGTGAGCAGCATCAGCTCCAGGAAAAGCCTGTTTTGGAAATCCCTCATGGCTTTGCCCTTTCTCTTGCCAGGCTCAAGGCCCTCTCGGCAATCATGGCCTCAGCGAAATCAAAGGCTGTAATGACCAGCATGTGTGTGGGCCTGACCCCCTCCTCCATGGCGCTTTCGGCAATCACCTGGCACCATTTCTCAATGGCAGCCATTGATGCGCCAAGCAGGCCAGCGTAAAAATCCCTGAGGCTCATGCCATCTTGGCCTGTTTTAAACAGGCCACTCGCCTTGGGAAAAGCTGGCCCACCGTCATTCATGGCTGTTTGGGTCCAAGGACCAGCACAATCACCGGGCTGGTCTTGACCACCCGCCACTTGCCCTTGGGATACCTCACCCGCACCTTGGGGCTGCTGCACACCTCCAGCTGACCGCTTGGGCCCGTAAAGGCCCACATTGCCCTGGCCTCAATCTTGAGTGGTTCGCTCATGGCTGCTTGCTCTCCTGTCCATCGGGCCCTGGTGGCTCCTGGGGCGGGGGATTGATCAGAGAATCCAACGGCTGGCCCTTTTCCAGCTTCTCAAAAATCTCCAGCAGGGTCATGCAGGTCTTGAGGATGATTTGAACTGCCTGACGGTTGGCTGTGCCGATGATGGCCACCAAATTCTCAGGGTCCCTGGCAGTGTCCAGGGGCTTGCCGTCCAGGCCAAAGAGCACCGGGGAGCGCACCACCCTGCTGATCATTATTGCGGGGATGACCGTCCCAGGCTCCTTGCCTGGCAGGAATCCAGGGCCAACGGAAAAGTGGCCCTGACCAAGGACCACACCCAACGGCGGGGGTTTCTTGACCTCGTTTTTCACTGTTGGCTAGGCTCCATCTGCGCACAATAATCGGCATCTAGGTCCAGCCTTGAAAGCCTCCTGATAGTGGCACCACCCAAGAAATTTTCCTGGGCCTCTCCCCTCTTCTTGAAATTCTTGATGTGTCTGCGTTCCAAGATACCCGCCTCCTGGATTGATGTGGCCCGGTCAAGCACCTTGACGGTCACCCGTGAGTGCCCACGGAATTTTGCGTGTTTACCCAAGAGCTGAGCAATTCTCTCTTTGAAATGAATGGTCTGGCCGATATAGAGGCATTTCCCGCTGTTTGAGAAAATTCCATAAATTGCAACAGGGTTTTCCTTCTCCGTACTCTCCTTCTCGGCCCTGCACAGGTCATTGATGTAACCCGATACGCCCCGCTTCGTGTCGCAAAACTTTTGGACCAGCCACTCCCTCACATCAGGATCAATGGTAATTGTCAGCAGAGATTTCCTGCGCATAGTTACACCGCTCATCTGTATTGCATGCAGTGTCAAGCCCACAATTCCCTTGGCCTGGTCCTGAGGGCATAGTCCCCCGCAGTGATGGTCAGCACTCGGTTGTCATCTCGGATCAGCCTGGAGGCGATTCTGGCATCCACCTGCTGTGAAATTTCGCCCAGGGTCAGGTTGGTGGCAAACAGCGTCCAGCGTCCAAGCCTCAAATCACAGACCTGGGCCACTGCGTCAGCCACAAAGTTGGTGGGGTCTCGGGCGCCCCCCAACTCATCCAGGGCAACGCACCAGTCCTCCTGCAGCAGTCTCGGCAGCTCCCAAAAGCCCTCCCTCATCTTGGCTGCCATGCCTGACTCGGTGAACCATCTGCACAGGGGCCTGCTGTCCTCATAGACGCTGACCGCACCCCTGGGCCTGGTCTCCCAATCGGGGGGCCAAATGCGGTTGTTGGCGGGGTTGCCTGGGTTGAGCCTCTGAGCCTCCCTGAAAAGCTGCTGCAGGAGCCTGGTCTTGCCGCAGCCATTGGCCCCCGTCAGCGTCAACCAGTAGGGCTGCCTGCCCTGCTCCATGTCGGCAACGTACCTGGAGCAGACCTGCCTGGCCTGCACCAGGGAGGGCTCCCATGCGTCAAGGTTGGGGACCCACCCCGTGGTCCTTGATTCCTGAGTAGTCTGCACGCTGTTTAAAGCCTCTGTCATTAGGTCTTTTATAGGCTTCATAAGTTGGGGCACTGTCGCACCGGGCCCAATGGCTGGCCAGGGCATTGGCTGTCAGGGTGGCGTGCGGCATGTGCAGCTTGTAGTTGGCAGCCCTCCTGGTCAGCTCGGCCACCGTCAGCTCAGGGCACACCTTGCGAATCTCGGCCAGGGCCACTCCCACAGCCCTGCACTGCCTTGCGGTCATCTGCAGGGGGTCCCCATCGGTTGCCATCGCCAAGGCATCAAAGAGGGGATTCCTCTCCCTTGCCTTGGCGGGGGGCTCGGCATCCCCGCCTCTATCATGTTCCCTGTTCCCTGTTCCCTGTTCCAGAAGCGAGCCCTCAGCGAGTAATCCCTGAGGACTCAGCGAGCCCTCACCGAGTTTGATGCATCCCTTTAACTTGCTTGGGGTTTTGCGGTCAATGCTTTGGTGCATCCCAAAGGTCACCACCTTGCCGTAAATTCTGCCGTTGGTGCCATGGTACAGGTCCACATAGTGGATGTTGGCCAGCTCGGTGAGCCCTCGTTGAATAGTCCCCGAGCTCTCCAGAAACGGAAAGAGCTCCCCACGGATCAGGGCGGGGTCCGCACAGAAAAAGCCCTCATCATCGGCATAGTTGAGCAGGGCAATGGCCAGCAGCCTGGTGAATTCAGGCAGCCTGGCCAGGTCTGGATTGCGCCAGAATTCAGGCTTGAGGGTGCGAATCCTCATGGGCTGTCAGCGCATCTGGCGCACAGGTGCTTGGTCCTCCTCATGGGTCTTTTATCGGTCATGAGGCCCCTGCCCCTGAAATCCCTGGCCAGCTCCCACCTTGCCGAATTCACCTTTTCGGGAGTGGCCAGCACCGCTTTCTCGGCCAGCACTACGCCGCAGCGGTCTCAGCGCAGATGATCCCAAACTGCTCATGATACCTGGCAGCGCACTTGGGGTTGAGCACTGACAGCTCCCTCACCTCGTCAATGCCCCTCCTGATCTTCTCAATGGCGGCATTGAGCCTTTCGGGGCTCGCAAACTGCCCTGTGTAACTGCGGCGGGTCTTGGCTGCCCTGGCCTGCAGCACATCCTCGAGGGTCACCACCAGGTTGGTGGCTGCCTCCAGCACTGCGTCACTCTCTGTCTCTTTCGTTGGTTGTGTCATGTTGGGGTCCTCTCAAAGTTTCGCAGCCTGCCCCTAGTGAGGAAACCGGGCGCCACGGGGGCACCTAAAACCCCCGCATCCTGCCGGCCGTTGAGACAGGATGCGCTTTTCAATGGTGCCACCAACTCCAGCGGCAGGCTGCGTCCACCCCATCTGGAGAAGCGTCCAGCGGGGCAAATTCTTTAGGCTGCTCTCACTGCTGAGGTTTATCAGCATGCCTCAGCTCAATCCGTTGGGTTTCCCTTTTCAAGCACCAAATTCCACCAGGGACATTTGTGCTGGAGAATCTGGCCTGGCAGCCCTAGCGTGCCGAAAGATGCGGAGCAAGAAACCCAGGAAAGGGAAATCAGCTGAGCTCATAACTCCTGTTGGGGACAACTCCAGCCTTGACACCCTCATGCTCAACCCGTCCACGTTTACAGGAGGGCCAAACGGGAGCGAGGGCCCCGCAGCCAACGGCACCAGCGGCAATGGCAACGGGGCCAAGCATGCCCCTCTCGGCAGACCCCGCAAGGACTTCGCCACTGCCAGGCAGCTTGAGGCTTTCGGCAGAATCGGGGCCATTACGGCAGAGATTGCTGAGGTCTGCGATGTCAACCGCAGCACCGTGGACAGGAGGCTCAAAGCCTGCCCTGCCCTTATGCACGCTTACAAAAAGGGCCTCAGCGTTGCCACAATGAGCCTGAGGAGGGCTCAGCTGGCCAATGCCCTCAAGGGAAATGCCGTCATGCAGATTTGGCTCGGCAAGCAGCTCCTTGGCCAGGTGGACACCCCGCCCATCCAATTCAATGACCGTCGCACCATCAGGGTCACCCTCGTGCGCAGTGATCAGAGCAGGACTGCCTCTGAGACATTCCAGCTGGACGCAGCGGCAGTCCATCTGCTCCCCTCTCATGGCCCCAACGGCAACGGCGAAACGGAAAGCGGCGGCAACGGCGAGGACTGAGCCCAAGGCTGCGCTGCGGCAGCCTGACCTCTCTGTGGATTTTCAGAGGCCGAGCCTGTATCCCAAGCAGGAGGCTGCGATTTATTCCCCTGCCAGGTATGCCTGCATTGAGGCCAGCACCAAATCAGGCAAGACCTGGGGCTGCATTGTGTGGCTGGCAGAGCAGGCCATCATCCACGGCAGGCCAGGCAGGCAGTTTTGGTGGGTGGCCCCGTTTGCTGGCCAGGCCAGGATTGCCTACAGGAGGATGAAACTGGCCATCACGGGTGGTGTTGCGAAACCCAATGACACTGAGCTGACGCTAACCCTTTTCAACGGGGCTGTGATTTGGTTCAAGACCGGGGAGAAGCCTGATGCCCTGTATGGTGAGGATGTCTTTGCCGCAGTCATTGATGAGGCCACCAGGTGCAGGGAGGAGGCATGGCATGCGGTCAGGTCTGTCATCACCCACACCAAGGGCCTGGTGCGGATCATCGGCAACGTTAAGGGCAAAAAAAATTGGGCTTTCAAAATGTGCAAGAGGGCAGAGGCGGGTGAGCCTGACATGAGCTATGCCAAGCTGACCTGGAGGGATGCGGTGGCTGCGGGGATCATGGACCAGCCTGAGGTGGAGGATGCCAGGAGGCAGCTGCCTGAGGCTGTGTTCAAGGAGCTCTATGAGGCCGAGCCCTCTGATGACGAGGGCAACCCGTTTGGCCTGGCAGCCATCGCAGCCTGCAAAATGGAGACTTTCTCTGTTGACCCTGTGGCCTGTTGGGGATGGGACCTGGGCAAGCACCTGGACTGGACCGCTGGTGTGGCCCTGGACCGCAAGGGCAGGATGGTCAACCTGGTCCGATTCCAGGCACCCTGGGGCGAAACCAAACGCCGCATCATCCAGGAGACGAAAGGCAAGGCTGCCCTGGTGGACGCCACCGGAATCGGGGACGCCATAGTGGAGGACCTGAGCACAGCGTCAGGCAACTTTGAGGGCTTTGTGTTCACCACCCGCAGCAAGCAGGACCTCATGGAGCTGCTGCAATCCGAGATTCAGCAGACCAGGCTTGGGTTGACAGGTCCAGTGCTGCTGACAGAGCTGGAAATGTTTGAATATGAGTTTCGAGGCAGGGACGGCAGATTCACCGGGGTTTTCTACTCGGCACCCCCAGGCATGCATGATGACTGCGTGTGCGCCTTGGCCCTTGCGACTAAGCATCTCGGCATCAGGGGCCAGCCATTCCAATTCTCCACCACCAGGGACAAGAGGCGGGATGACCTGGACCCTGGAGCAGACAACACCCCTGGGTATGATGAGCCTCAGGCTGGTCAGGGGTGGGAGAATCGCAGTGGGCTGATATGACCATTCCACCCTCAATCCAGTGGGCAGCAGTAGGTCTTGCGGCAGCCTGTGAGCTGGTGGCGTGGGTCACAGCTGTGCTGGCCAAACGGTATGCACCAAGAGCTCACAGGAAATGACCCAGGCAGCCTGCAGCGGGTCATGGATGTGCTGAGCTGCCTTTCACTTGGGGCTGGCATCATCATCCTGGTTGCTGTAGGGGCTTGGCTGCTGACCAGGCCCAGGGCACCCATCCATGATCCTGTGAGGAAATTCCATCGCAAGAAATGAAGCTGCACCCCGTCATCCTGTCATTGGTCTCTGCGCTGCTCGTGGCTGAGGCATCAGGACAGCCCACCCCAACACCGAGCCCCACCCCCACCTGGATTGTGAACATGCCAGGTGTGACCCTGCCACCGTTCACACTGCCAGCCCTGCCCCCGGTCAATCAGGTGGCGATTGGTGACAGGCTCCTGATGGTGCGGTTGCTCTATGGCGCAGCTGAGAGCTCCCTGACAGATGGGCAGATGCTTCCCCTGGCCAGCAATTATTTCCAGGGCAGGGCAGAGGCATATTACAATGCGGCACTGATGCTGGCCACCTACGGTCCACCCGCACCCACGCCAACGCCAACCCCGTCACCCACGGCGACTCCAACCGCTGCACCCACTCCCACAGCCGCCCCTGTGCCGAGCCCCACACCGAGCCCATCCCCGTCTCCAACCCCGTCACCCTCTCCCACGCCGAGCCCCACGGCAACGCCAACGCCAAGCCCCACGCCAACCAATCCCTTCATCCAGCCCACCCCAACGCCAACCCAAGGCACAGGCACAGCATGACATGGAGTGCCCACATTGTCACAGGTCCATTTCAGTGGTCATCCAGAAAGGCATCGCCAACCAGGCAGGCATGACCATCAGGGTTGGAGCCCTGCCGAAAAGGCAAATCGCCATGATCCATTTTCCAGCGTATGCCAGCTTGAACGCTGAGGAGCTGAAAGCCCTGGAGGATGAAAAGCTGAGAATCCTGGTGCTCAAAATACTCGCCAAGAAATGAAATCCACACTCACACCTCAGGACAAAGTGCTCAGGCTGGTGGCGACTCTCAAACCCAGGGAGCGCATCACCTACGCCAAGGCCATTCGGCAGGAGTTTGCGAACGCATACAACATGGGCTTCATCTCCAAGGCTGCGGTGCCCCCGCTGAGGATGGTGGGTGATGTCCTGGGGATCATGACAGGCAAGAAGGGCAACACCTACAAAAGCGGGGCCATGACCCCCATTCAGATTCCACCCAGGCCACCTTTCTCCCCTGAGCAATGGATGAGCGCAGCGTCCATGGCAGCCTGGGATAAGTTTCCAGAGAAAGCTGCCAGCATCGGGCTCAATCCCCCGCCCTATCCTACAGCGTCCACCCAAATCAGGGGAGAGGAGCCACCCTCTGAGCCCACGCACCAGGAAAGTGTGGTGTCAGCGCAGCGGGTGCTCCAGTACCTCCTGGCCCGTTTCAATCCCATCAGGGGCCTGACCCCAAGGAGGCTCGGCCACTATCTGGAGCAGTGGAAATTGGGTTTCTTGCGGTGGCAGTCCCTCTGCTGGAATGAAATCAGGGAGAGGGATGACAGTATCAAGGCAGTGGAGGCCAAGAGGGTCTTTGCGGTCTCCAAGCTGCAGTGGGAAATCATCAAAGACGAGGACAGCCCCGATGCCGAGAAGCACAAGCAAGCCCTGGAATTTGCCTACAAGAACCTGACCTGCACTGATGTCCTGGACCAAAACCAGCAGGGGGGAATCCAGCTCTTGCTGCGGCAGATGATGGAGGCCATTGGGGGCAGGTTCTCTGTGCATGAAATCGTTTGGGTGCCATCGGTGGACGCCGAGACCAGCGCACCAAGCCTCACTGCGCATTTCAGGCATGTTCCCGTTTGGTTTTTCGAGAATCGCACCGGACAGATGCGGTATCTGCCCTATGAGCTGGCCCTTGACGGCATCCCCCTGGACGCTGGTGGTTGGCTGATCACGGTGGGGGACGGTCTGCATTTCGCCACCTCCATTGCCTATATCTACAAGCAGCTCGGGCTGCGTGCCTGGGCCAACTTTGTGGACAAGTACGGCATGCCCTTTGTCATCGGCAAGACTGACGCAGCCTACGGCAGCCCCGAGTGGGATCAGATGGTGTCAGCGGTGGCGAACATCAGGAGTGACGGCAGCCTGGTGACCAACCTCAAGGCACAGCTGGAGGTCCTGAAAGTGGAGACCCTGGGCAGCACCATCCCCCAGGAAATGTTTTGTGACCGCATGGACCGGGCCATCGCCAGGCTGTGGATGGGCGGGGACCTGTCCACGCACAGCAGGGGCGGGGCGGGTGGCGTGGGCGCCCTGCCGCAGATTGCCCAGGAGGAGGAGCTGGCAGAGGCAGACAGCATCCTGTGCGGGGAGGCCCTGCACTTTTATTTTGACCGTTGGGTTTGCAGATACCTTTTCGGCACAGACAAGCCCCTGGCCAGGATTAAGATTGTGCCACCTGAGGACATTGACACTGCCAAGGCCATTGCGGTTGACCAATTCCTGCTCAGCTGCGGCGTGCCGATGGCCAAGAAAGACCTGCAGCGCACCTACGGCAGGAGAAACCCTGACCCAGGAGAGGACCTGGCCACCCCGCCCCAGGCTGGAGCTGCTGGCATCGGCAAGGGAATCGGGGACGAGGGAGTGACCGGGCCCCTTTCTCTCGGCAATGCGGGGCTGGTCATCAATGCTGCCATCTTTCGGCGGCAGGCCATGCGGAGCCTGGCACTCAACCAGGCCAGGGCACTCACCCCGCTGCGCAAACGCATTGAGGAGGCCAATGCGATTGACAATGACGAGCAGCGGCAGGCAGCCCTTGCTGCCATAAATAAAGACTTGCCATCCATTTTGGGAAAGATCAATGACGAGTCAGGAGAACTGATCAGGTCACTTGAGGCCATCATAGGAACGTCCCTTGCGAGTGGTGCAATAGAGAGTGCAGCTCTCCACACATAGTTGCTCACCATCTCAGCGGGACGGATTACCACAAAACCCCAGGAGCCCATTGCGCTGGCCAACAGTGCAGGAGCCCATTCCTACTGCTTTGGCCTGCCAAATTCCCTGGAGGCCATCACTGATGACCGGGGCTGGACGGTAATCCCGTTCGGGATGTGGAGGCACGCTGCAGGCTGGCAGCGTTTTGGGCAGCTGGAGGCTGAGAGCATTGTCAATGCTTTCAAGAGCACCTGGGGCAGATTCAAGAGGGCCATTGTGGGCCTGCCGATTTTCAAGGGCCACCCTGACAACCCTGACCTAGCGAACCAGTATCCTGACCACACCATTTACGGCAATGTGGCTGACATGGAGGTGAGGGATGAGGGGCTGGCCATCAAACAGGTCCTCACTGAGGCGGGTGGCAGGCTGGTGGCCAACGGCAAGGACCGCATCAGCCCCAACTGGTATGTGGAGGAGACCGGGGAGAAGAAAAATGAGATGACAGTCTTTGTCCCCATCGCCATCAAATCCATTGGCCTGGTGGACAAACCCAACATCCCCAATTTGTCACTAGCAAACGCACTCACCAATGATCCCATGAAAGACCTACTGCTCAAGGCCCTGAAAGCCCTCTTTCCCACACTCAGCAATGAGTCCACTGATGCTGAGATTCTGGAGGCTGTGACCAGCCTCACCAAACGTCCAGAGCCCACAGCCCTGGCCAACGTCCAGGACCAGCTGGCAGCCAAGACCAAGGAGCTGGAGACTGTGACCGCAGACCGGGATGCCCAAAAGGCCAGGGCTGATGCGGGGGCAATCGCATTGGCCAACGCCAAGACCGCTGAAATCAAAGAGGTCCTGGATGGGGCCATCAAGGATGGCAGGATCACGGCAGCTGACCGCAAGACCTGGGAGACGGTGCTTGCCAATGACCTGGACGCTGGCAAGCGCATCCTGGCCAACGTCAAGGCCAAGGTGAAAACCAGCCCCAGGGTGGCCAGTGAGACCGCAGCTGAGCTGGACCGCAAGGCCAGGGAGGAGTTTGCCAACGGGGGCAAGCCCCTGGAGAACGGCGGGGACGCCCCTGAGGAGGATGGCATGAGCAACGGGGACAAAATCAATAAGCTGGTCAATGCGGAAATGAAGGCCCTGGGCTACCACCCCAACATGACGGCCAACGAGAAAAACACCTGCCGCAACCGGGCTTGGTCCAACGTCAAGAAGATGCGTCCAGAGCTCTTTGGCCCCGAGCATGGGACCAATGACGAGTCCAGGGACGAGGATGAAAAGGAGGATGGCAAATAACACCCACCCACCCCGCCACCACCCACAACCACAACCGACAAAATTTCCACCCATGAAACTCAAGACAAACTACGGCTCTTTCAACATTTGGGCCAAGAAAAGGTTTGGAATCGTCAGTGTGCAGCCCGTCAACATGAGGGCCATCATTGACCGTATCCTGGGCCAGAGGGTCCTGGCCAACGCTGCTGAGGGCAGACACCCGCATGGCATGCTGAGTGCCTGGCCGATTGATTACACCCTCTATACCACCAGGTATCTGGCGGTCTCCTACGCAGCCTCAGGAGCGCAGTCAGCCCTGGCCCCCGCAGTGCCGTATGCTACCAGCATCCCTGACGGGGTGTTTGTCCACCTGCTGCCCACCAGCAGGCTGGAGATTCCCCTGGGGATCATGACCGATGAGGTGAGCACTTCCCTTGACGTTGCGCCGTTCCAGGGTGCCGTCCAGCTCCTTGGCGGGGCAGGCCGGGCCACCCTCTATGGCATCACTGACGGGGTGGTGCCTTTCAACACCCTCCTGGTGGGGTCCAGCACCACTGCCGGCCAGCTCACATCCCTGCCAGCCACCCCAGGGTCCTACTGGAGCCTTGGCCTGTCCCTCAGCACCTCAGAGGGTGCGGGGGCGCAAATTGAATTCGATCCCCGTCCACAGGTCGTGAATGTGGATGTGATCACCTGAGCAACCCTGCCACACACCCACCCACCTCCAACAAAAAGACACACCACCATGAAAAGCACTTCCTACAAGGTTGGCCAGGTCAAGGCCAGGATTGAGCAGGAATTTGAAACCTTTGCCAGGAGCTCCCTGGCCCTCTCAAATTCGGTTGAGGGCCTTGAGAGATTTCCTGAAATGCCAGCAGGCGGCAACATAAAGCCTGGGCGCATCTATTCCCTCTCTGACGAGGATGCCAAGATGCTGTTTCCGACAGACTCGGCGGGGATGCCCCTGAGGCTCAGGGACAGCCAAGGCCGGAAAATCCTGGCCAACGAGGAGAGGTTCACGGCATCCTATTACTCGGAGCCCCTGACCACCTATGCGGTGGGCTGGACTGACCCTGAGGACCTGGACAAGCTCATTGATTTCATCGCACCCAGGGTCCCCGTTGGACGCAGGTTTGAATTCAAGTCCGCAGTCAACGTGGAGGCTTTCCTGTCCGAGCTCAACGATGACAGGCCCATTGGCTCGGAATTCAAGGAGATCGAATTCAAGGGCTCAACTGTCCTCTCCAAGACGGTCAACCGGGGCCTGCGCTATCGGCTGGACCTGGACGAGGAGGGAGCAGGCATCCTCACTGAGGAGCTGATTGTTTCCCGCATCCTCCAGAGGCTCAAGCGCAACATCTACCGCAGGGCCATCTCCACCCTGCTGGCAGCGGCAGCGGCAGCCAACACCGGAAAGGTCTGGACCTACAATTCCAGCACCAACCCCACCCCGCAGCCTGATGAGGACATTCGCACACTCATCCAGACCACCCAGGTGACCTCTGGAGTGTTCCCCAATCGGCTGCTGATTGACCTCAAGAGCTGGAACATTCGCAAGGCTGCTTACGCAGCCCAGGCATTGGCTGCCGGGGCCATTTATGGCTATGGCAGGACCGTGGATGATGTGGTTGCTGACCAGTCCGTGGACGGCATGATGGTCTCCAAAGCCCTCTACCAGTCTGCGGAATGGGTCACCCCCACCAAGTCCTATGTGCTGCCGCAGAATGTGGTGGCCTTTTTTGCCCAGGACAATCCCACCAGGGATGACCCCACCAACCTCAAGAGGTTTGTGACTCCTGTGGCAGATGGGGATTTCAGGGTTTACCGTCAGCCTGTTGGGGCCAAGTTTGTGGACATCAGCATTGAGCATTACGAGATGATCCAGCAGACAGCCACAGTGGGCATTGGCGAGCTGACCATCACCTGACCTGGGGGCTGGCCCCAGGTCACCCCGCACAGTAGAACGTCCTACCCCCACAGCCATGATTCCCTCACTCAGCAGAGCAGTCCACTACGTCATGCCTGAGACTGCTCGCCACCCAGGGCACCATCGGGCTGCCACCATCTCCCAGGTCTGGACCACCCTGCCTGGGGATGAGGCAACCGAGTCCACCCCCGTCCAGCTGCACGTTTTCTGCGATGTGGCCAATGACGGGATAAACCCACCAGGCATCCTGGTGGTCCGCAGCGCAGTGCAGGACCCCTACGGCAAGCTGCCTGGCAGCTGGCACGAGCCTGAGCGCACCCCTGTGCCAGGCAAGAAACTCGAGACCGCAAAAGCATGAGCTCACTTGGCACCATCACCAGGGCAGGGTCAAAACCACAACAGGGAAAGTCTGCCCAATCGGAGCCTCAATTCAGGGGCTCCTCACCCTACGGGGTTTTTTCCAGGGCAACACCCACCCTGGTCAGGAATGAGAGCAGGTTTACAGCCTCCCACATGACTGAGCCTGTGGTGGTGCCAAACAAAGTCCTGACGGCCAAGGCTCGCAAGCACATCAAACCCTCCAACTTTGCGCTGCCTGGGGGCAGGTATCCCATCCATGACGCAGCCCATGCCAGAAATGCGCTGGCCAGGGTGAGTCAGTTTGGGACCCCTGACGAAAAGGCCAAGGTGAGGGCTGCGGTCCACAGGAAATTCCCAGGGATTGGAGGTTGAGGCCATGCCAGGGCTGCCCTCAGTGCCCTGGATTGCGGTCACCTTGGCTGACCTGCAGGATGCCCAGGCCGGGCCGTTGGTCACAGCGTTTCAGACCACTGCGCTGGCCTCTGGACAGAGTGACCCCACCGGGCGGGTCATCGCCAACATTTCAGACGAGATTTTGGGGTCCATCGGTTTCTCTGGACGCTATACGATGGATGCCAGTCAGGGGACGGTCACCCCCAATGTGATCCCCCCCAACCTGAAAGACCTGTGCGTGAAAAAGGTCTGCAGGGTGCTCAAGGGCAGGCTCAACATGGTGCTGCTGCCTGACCAAACCCAGGATGAGCGCACGTATCAGAGCACCCTGCTGCAGCTGCGTGAGGGCAGGTTTCCGATTAATGCCACCAGCAACCCAAGCGGCAGCAACATTGCGGTGAAACCGGGCCTTGTGACTCTGAACCTTGGGCAGCGGCGGCAGTTTGAGCCCCATGACCTCAGAAACCTGTGAGACTTTCAGGTGCCCCACTCCCCTCTCAGGCCCCCTGGCCTCCCACCCCGCAGCTGATCCATGAAATCAGGCTGCCCCATCCCCCTGTTGAGCTGAGTCCCAATTTCCTGGCCAGGCTGGACTCCAGGGAGCTGGTGCCAGGGGCCAGGCATTACAACCCATCCATCTGCAGGCTCGGCCAGCGCATTTTTGTTGCCTACCGGGTTGAAAGTTTCTCGGCGGTCTCCAGCATCGGGCTCTCCCTGCTGGACTCTGAGCTGACCATCCAGGGCAGCGGCACCGTCAGGCTGCCCAACGAAAAGGGAGACAACCATTGGGAGGACCCCAGGCTGTGCGTTGCGGGTGGGAGGCTGTGGCTGCTGGCCCTGATGGTGAGGCTGCAGCTGCCCCCGGTCTGCCAGCCCAGGCTCTTTGCCATTGATCCTGACAGCCTGGCAGCGGTGGAGGAGATTCCCCTGGGCTTTGGGAAAATCGGGGGCATTGAGAAAAACTGGACCCCGTTTGAGGACCTGGACGGCAAGCTGTGCCTGGTCTATTCGCAGCACCCCAGGATGGTGCTGGAGGTGGCCACCAGGGCAGGCCACACCACTGCCGCAGTGCCGATTGACCCTCCAGGGGCCTCCTGCTCAGGCAGGGCCAGCCCTGTTGCCATAAACTGGATTGATGGGGCGATTGGTGGGCCCAGGAGGAGCATGCTGGAGTTTGTGGGCGGGTGGGTGCGCATCCCTGGGCGGGGGGGACGCTACTGGTACGGGGCGCAGCTCTTTGACGGCTTTGCCCCCTACCGGATCACCCATTACACCAAGGAGCCCCTGCTGTGGGGCACAGAGGCCAGCCCCACCCTCCACAGCCCCAGGCCAGGGGCGGGTCACCCCTGCTGCGTCTTTCCAGGTGGGGCCATCCTGGAGCAGGGGGGCAGCGGGGATTTCTCGGCCATTGTGTCCATCGGGGTCAATGATTCCTACTGCTGCCTGATGCGGTACACGTTCTCAGAGCTCCTGGAGAGGATGGTGGTGGCATGAATCGGGACTCAGTGGCCTGCCGTCGCAGAGAGCCCCCGCCAACGGGCGCCACCGCCGAGAATTGGTTTCCAGGCTGTGAGGATATACTGGAGAGGGATGGCGATTTTCTTTGGCTCTCCAATTCGGTGGGAGTGGTCACAGACCTGCTCATCAGGATTCCTGGCAACGAGGGGGGCACCATTGCTCCCATTCCTGTCACCCGTGGGCCCACCTTTTCAGATAGCTCAGGCCCACATTGGTCTTGGGACGGAAATCTGGACTTTCCAACTCTTTCACCAAGCATTTGGAGAAACAAAGGTGTGGTGGACGGCAGAAACGAGTGGCATGGAAACCTTGAAAGGGGGTTTTTGAGGTCAGCATGATTTTCCCGCATCCAGTCAG